GAATTAGAAGAAGCCTATCAGATGATGAATGTAGCCCCTTCAGCAGGTGGTGGTGAAGGAGGTAGACGTTTTATTCCAAATCAACTTCCATTCCCACAAGTTGTTAGAAAACGTTTTGGTGATCATATTGTATTTAATCCTGCAAGTAACACATTATATGTCTCTCAAATCCTATATAATAACTTAGTTAAAGGATATGGTGATCAACCAGCAATTAAAAAATTAATTATGGATATCCCACCAATGGTTAAACAGATTTTAAATAAAACTGAAAACTATGGTCCTGTAACTAATTTACCTAAAGAATTTAAAACATATCTTCCATTAAATGCTGAAGTAACTAAAGCTAAAGCAGATAAATTTAATAAAGCTGGTACTAAACAGTATTGGGCTGAAGGTGATTTCTTAATTCCAAATTTAAACGTAATGGAAGAAGGCGAAATGGAATCTTTACGTGAAAGTGTAGAAAAAGACCTTGCTGCAATTAACAAAGAAGCAGAACATGAAATTTTACAATCTAAATTAGATAAAATCCAAGATTTAATCGATAAAAAACAATCTCAGATTAATAAATTAGACGAAGATGAAGATATGAAAGCTTTAACTGATGCTAAAAAAGTTAAAGAAATTCAAAAAGACATTAAAGCCCTAGAAAAAGCAAAATCCAAAGTTGAAAAAGTAATGGGTAAACATAAAGGTAAGAAAAAAGAAGTAATTGATGAAGATGAACCTAAGAACTTCTTATAGAAACTAGACATTTTATTCCTCAACCTGTTAAACTTTTAGAAGGGTTAAAAGGTAATGGAAATGTATTTGTTGAAGGTATTTTAGCTACTGTTGAAGTAAAAAATGGTAACGGAAGATATTATAAACGAGAGTTATGGGAACGTGAAATCGAGCATTTCCAACAAAAAATCAACCAAAAAACAACAGAAACATGTGGTGAATTAGACCACCCAGATTCTCAAGTAATTAACTTAAAAAATGCATCTCACGCTATTAGAAAAATATGGTGGGATGGAGATGAGATATGGGGAACAGTTGAAATATTTTCTGACCCAGGAGAAAAAGGTACTATATCTGGTCGTATAGCAGGTGCATTAGTTAACAATGGTTTAACTATTGGTATTTCTTCTCGTGGAATGGGTTCCTTAAAACAAATGGGTGAAGTAATGGAAGTACAAGACGACTTTGAATTACTAACATGGGATTTAGTATCTAACCCTTCAAACCCAGATTCATGGATGAAAAACGGTCAACTAAATGAATCAAGAACAACATATTTAGATCCTTATGCACGTACAAATTCAATATTAACTGAAATTTTATGTGCTAAAGGCACTTGTCCTATATTTTAAATTGTGCAAACCGGTGACTAAAATTGCCCTCTTTTTGAGGGCTTTTTTATTTTCTTCGACTTTAAAAAAATCTGTACATACATATAATAGAATATACCACCCCTCACACTTATGTGGTATCTAATTAATTGAATTCTATTACGTTTTATAATAAGCGTACTTTCCCAACAAATTAAATTTAGGAAAAAATGGCAAAAAACAGAGAAATGCTTAAAGAAGCAATCGCTGAAGCTAAAGCTGTAAAAGAAGCGGCAATAGCAAATGCAAAAGCAGCTCTAGAAGAAGCCTTTACACCTCAACTTAAATCTATGTTATCTTTAAAACTTCAAGAAATGGAAGAAGAAGAAATTGAAGAAGCAGGATTCGGAAAAACCACATCTGACCCAGAAGAAGGATTCAGTACTGGAATGAAAGAAAAAGCTTTAGATGAAGAAGAAGACATGATGGAAGTTGATTTGGAAGAGCTTTTAGCAGAGCTAGAAAAAGAAGAAATGGATGAATCTTTAAACGAAGCTGAAGAGGAGGAAGAAGGTGAAGAAGAAGGTGAACCATTAGATTTAGAAGACATGACTGATGAAGACCTTAAAAAAATGATCGAAGACGTAATCGCAGACATGATTGATTCAGGTGAACTTGAAGCAGGTGAAAGCGAAGAAGATGAAGAAGAAGGTGAAGAAACAGAAATGTCTGATGAAGAAGAAGTAAATTTAGAAGAACTTTTAAAAGAAATTGAAGACATGGACGAAGAAATGGAAGACGAAGCAATGAATGATGATGCTAAAGTTAAAGAAATTGTAACTAAATTTCAAGCTGAAATGAAAGCTGGAGGTGTTCAACCAGAATATCTAAGAGCAATGAACTCAGAACTTATGCGTCTTTTAGGAAGAGGTAGTGGAGTTAGAGGAGTAGGAGCGGGATTAACCGTAGCTCGTGAAGGTGTCGAAAAAGAATTAGAAGAAGCTTATTCTGCAATTAAAACTTTAAAATCAGAATTGAATGAAATCAATTTGTTAAACGCTAAATTGCTTTATACAAATAAAATATTCAAATCTAAAAACTTAAACGAAAATCAAAAAGTAAAGGTATTAAGTTCGTTTGACAAAGCTAAAAACGTAGGTGAAGTAAAAATGGTATATGAAACTTTAAATGAGGGAATTAAAGTTAAAAAAGAAACCATTAAAGAAAACTTAGGTAGAGCTTCAAAATCAACTATTACCCCAACTGCAAAACAACCAATCGTAGAGTCAAATGATGTATTTAAAAGAATGCAAAAATTGGCTGGAATTATTTAATTAAAAATTTAAAAACAAAAAACAAAACAAAATGTCAAGTATTAATTCTCTATTAGAAAGCGCAGCTTCTGGATGGAAAAACATGCAGAGTGATGCAGCTCGTATGGCCTCTAAATGGGCTAAAACGGGATTATTAGAAGGGTTGAATAGCGAAGTTGATAAAAACAACATGGCTATGATCCTTGAAAACCAAGCAAAACAACTTGTTGTTGAAGCTAACTCAACTAGTCAAGGTGGTGCTTCATGTCAGTACAACCAATGAATCTACCTTCAGGTCTTGTATTCTTTTTGGATTTCCAATATGGACAAAACAAAGAGTTAAGCTTTGGACCAGCAGGAGATGTTTATTCAACTGGATCACTTTATGGTTTAACTAACCCAGGCCCTTCTGCAGATGCTGAAAAAGGTTTATATGGTGCTGGCCGTTTCGGTTACTCTATTAACCAAAAATCAGCTTCATTAAATGGTACTGTAACTAAAGCTACTTGGGCACAAGTTGAATATGATGCTACTTTATCTGCTTCAATTGCTGCTGGTGTTACTTACTCAGCACTTTCAATCAACATGAGTTCATTAACTGGTTCAGGTCAAACTAAACCTGATTTTAAAGGTGTTCGTGCATTTGTTGCTACTTCAGCTTCTATTGCTACTACATCTACTATTTTACCTCAATACACATCAGTTAATGAGTCTACAGGTACAGTAACATTTATCCATTACGCACCTTCATCATCATTTGCTTCATTATCTCCTACTAACTGTTTTGTACTATATAACGTACAACCAACAGATAACTACAGAGGTGATTTCGAAGATGCTACTGGTGCTGGTTATCCAAATGCTGAATCTACTGCTGCTGATGCATTAGCTATCCCACAAATTGATATCAAAATGAAATCTGAAGCTATTGTTGCTAAAACAAGAAAATTGAAAGCACAATGGACACCAGAATTTGCTCAAGATTTGAATGCTTATCAATCTCTTGATGCTGAAGCTGAATTAACTTCAATCATGTCTGAATATATCGCTCTAGAAATTGATCTAGAAAACTTAGATATGTTGATCCAAGATGCTTCTGCATGGGATGAATATTGGTCAGCTAAAAACAACAACTACCTTAATTCAACTAAAACAGCTTGGGCAAATGACTTAGATTTCTATAATACTCAAGGTCAATGGTTCCAAACTTTGGGAACTAAAATGCAAAAAGTTTCTAACAAAATTCACCAAAAGACTCTTAGAGGTGGTGCTAACTGGTTAGTATGTTCTCCTTCAGTAGCAACTGTTCTTGAATCAATCCCAGGATTTGCTTCAACTTCAGACGGTGATGTAACTAAAGCAAGCTATGCATTTGGTATCCAAAAATCAGGTAACTTGAACAACCGTTACACTGTTTATAAAAACCCTTATATGACTGAAAACGTTATTTTGATGGGTTATAGAGGATCTCAATTCCTTCTTTGTTAATGATTTGAACACTCTATAAGAGTAATAGTCAACCTAAAATAAAAGCCTCGCCAAAAAGCGGGGCTTTTTTAGTTTTCCTTCATATTTATTATCAAATACAGTTATATGAGTGATTACAATCGCACCCCCGAAGCTCAAGAAGCCTTTAAAGCAAAAAGAAAACCAAAAGGCCCTATTAAATTTAATATCTCATTAAATGAAGAACAAAAAATAGCTAAAGCTAAAATTTTAAATGACGTAGTAACAATACTACGTGGTAAAGCTGGTTCTGGTAAATCGTTACTAGCGGCTAATGTTGCTTTAGATCTTTTATTTAGTAGAGAAATTGAAAAAATTATTATTACTAGACCCACTGTAGTAGCAGGACAGGATATTGGATTCCTACCAGGAGACGTCAATGAAAAACTTGCCCCTTTTACAGCACCTGTATATGAAAATATGCATCGTTTATACAGTAAAGAAAAAATTGAAAAATGTATAGCTGAAGGTGAAATTGAGATTGTACCTGTATCATTTATGCGTGGTAGAAACTTTACTAACTGTTTAGTTGTAGTAGATGAAGCACAAAATTTAACAGATAACCAAACAGAATTACTTTTAACCCGTATATGTTCAGGAAGTAAAATGATATTTTGTGGTGATGGTGCCCAAATTGATTTAAAAGATAAAAAAACTTCTGGATTTGATGTAATATGTAAACATATGAAAGAAGTACCTGGATTTAATGTAATAACCTTAGAAAAAAATCATAGACACCCAATAGTAGATGATATTCTTGAAGTTTACAAATCATTTAGAGGATAGCCATATTTATCATCAAATATTAAATGAAACGTAGGGTTCCTTTTCAATGGGGTAATGCAAATTTTAACTGGAGTGTAGAAGATCCTACTCAAGGAAAACAATACCGATCTATTTATAGAGTAATAGGAACTAATGTATGGAATGATTGTGCTTTGATATTTATACTTTTAGGAAAATCGGATCCAAATGAATATTTAAACCAGTATCCTGAAAAGAAAAAACAATTTGTTAAATTACTTTGTGAAGTTCAAGGAAAAAAATATTCTGAAAACAAAAACCTTAATAAAATCAAAGTAAGTGTACAAGATGTACAACTAGTAGCTAAAGAAACATTAAACATAAATATAAAAATCCAATTATAAGAAATGTACATATTATATACAGATAAACCAGGACTTTTTGAATGTTCTATATCATTAGAAAACGCTTCCGTTAAAAATAGTAAAGCCCGTTTACTAGTTGAAGCTGGTGATATGGATTTTATTTTTAAAGGAACCATTGATTCTTCAGGAAAATGTAAAATTCCTATCAAAAAATTAAAAAACATTCTAGAAGAATCAACAAAAGGTAAAATAAAACTTGAGGTTATAGCAGATGATACGTATTTTACACCATGGGAATCTGATTTTACAGTAGAAACCTCTAAAAAAGTTGCAGTAGAAATAAAATCAAACTCAAATAAAAAAGATATTTTAGAAAATAAATTTGATAAAACTAAATTAAGTAATTACATTCAAGATATATCTAAAAAACTTATAAAAGAAAATATTACTATCGAAAATATTTCTTATCAAAGAAATAAATTAAATAGTATAATAAATCCTTATATTAAAAAAAATAATATAAAAGATAATGAAAAAGATGTAATAATAGAGGGTATTGTAAGTTTTTTAAGTGTGCTTTCAATACGTAAAGAAAAACCAAAACAAGATGAAACTACTTTAAAAAACCTATTTGATAGTATTAACCAACGATATTTTAACCATTAATTACCCCCATGTCAGGACCACTAGATTTTACTTATCAAGACATAGAACAAACTTACCAAAGGGTTCTCCAAACTGATGGAACATGGGTATACAACGGTACAGGAAGTTTAATAGAAACTATATCTTTTCCTAATTTAAATGTTAGTGGAAATTTATACGTAAGTGGTACTCTATTTGCTTCTAATACTATTACAGTTACCCAATCATACTATTCAGGTTCTCAAATATTTGGTGACCAATTAACAGATACTCACAGATTTACTGGTTCAATTTTATCAACAGGGTCTAATTTTTTTACAGGTTCTAACTTTTTTAACGGTAGTGTTACATCTCAAGGAAATTTAACAGTAACAGGTTCATTTATATCTAATGGTTCTAATTTTTTTAAAGGAACTGTAGTTATAACAGGATCACTTCTTATTACTAGTAGTAATGATGATATTTTTATAATAAAAAATCAATCAAATAACCCAATTTTAACAGTTTCCCAAAGTGGAATTATAGTCTTATCAACCCAATCATCAGAATTAACAGGATTTGCACCAAATGGTGGAATTTATTTTACTTCTGGCGCAATATATGTCGGTTTAGATTAAAATATAATACGTATAGTAAATAAATAAATAAATAAATAAATAAATAAATAACTTAAATTAAAAAACAATCATTATGGCAGAATGGAAAAAAGTAATAGTATCAGGTTCACAAGCTGAATTAGCCGCTGTATCAGCTAGTATTGGTTTACTAGTAGGAACTAACCAACAAATTACAACAGATCAATCAACAACATTTTTAACAGGATCATTTACCGGATCTTTTAAAGGAATTGCTGATTTACCTGATTTAACACATGGAGAAGGTATCTCCCCTTTTACTTATGATGGTAGTACCACAGCTACAATATCAGTATCAGGAGCAGCAGATTTATCAAATAATACAATTATTAAATGGGATGATAATGATGGTAAATTTCAAAACACAAATATAACAGATAATGGTACTTTAGTAACTGTTAGTGTTGATGCTCAATTCGATGAAAGTGTAACTATTACTGGTGATTTAACAGTTAGTGGAACTGCTTCATTTCAAAATACAGAAAATTTATTAGTAGCAGATCGTTTTGCGTTATTTGCATCTGGTAGTACTACTACGGGAGATGGAGGTATTATAATTCAACAAGGTACTCAAAATATTGGTGAATTATTTGGATATGATAGTGCTACTACTCGTTGGGGTTTTACTTCTTCATTTAATGCAGCTTCTTCTACTTTTACCCCTTCAGTTTACGCAGGTGCTGTTCAAGTAGGAACAGGACAAACAGCAGGAAGTACAGCTCCAATTTATGGAGGTGCTTCAAATGGATATGGAACTATTCATATTGATACTGATGATAGTGAAATTTGGATTTACGCTTAATAAAATATTAAAAATAGTTATGAGTTTATTAAATAAAATACAAAATATGTCCTCTTCTTTAAAAGAAGAGGACTTTTCTTTGGAAAAACATGAAATAGAATTTATATTATTGTTGATAAAAGAATCTACATTTAAAGGAGAATACATAGAAACTCTTTATAATATAGCTTCTAAATTACAAAAACAATATATAAATAAATAACATGTATACCTTACCAGAATTACAACTTATTCGTGCTGGATTAGATTCTATTACTATTAAGGGAGCAGATGCTCAATTTTTAGCTCAATTGCAGATTAAAATTGAACAACAACTTCAACAAACATCTTTACCTTCAACAGAAGTACCTAAACGAGAAAAATAATTTTATATGTATAACAAATTATTGTTGGCCGAAAGGAAGTAGGCATATACATGGCATAAATGTATGTATCTAACCACAATAAAAAAATTTAAATAATATGCCAAACTGGAAAAAAGTCATTGTTTCAGGCTCATCAGCCGAACTTAATACCTTAACCGTTTCAGGTGATTTAACTGTAAGCGGTAGTGTAAATTTTAGTGGAGGATTACAATTTGGGGGAAGCTTCTCCTCCGCATCCCTATCATCAAATACAAATAATCTACTTATTTCTAATCTAGCAGATTCAATTTTAGTAAGAATGTCTTCAAATGGAAATTATGATTTAACAGGAATTGTTGTTCCCGACAATACTAAATCTTATTTTTTTAATATATTTAATGTTAATCCCCAAGCACCATCCCCAGGAGCATTTAGTATAACGTTTAAAAATCAAAATGTAGGAAGTACAGCCCAAAATAGATTTCTATTTGGGAATGATGTAAATATACAACCAGGAGAGGGTGTAACTTTAATATATGACCCAGTAGATTTAAGATGGAGATCCCCAGGTAAAAACATTTAATTTTATAAAATAAAATAAATATTTATGATAATTATTCTTTAGTTAATATTTATAACAAAATATTTAACCTATGAATATCCCTATATGGCCCGGTTCAAGTAGCTTTACACCAGGCGACACTCCATTTGGATTTTATGATAATGATATTCAATTTCAACAAGATGCTGATAAATTTGCAAAATTTGCCGCTCAACGTTTGGGGTATCCATTAGTTGAAGTTGAACTTCAAGACATAAATTTTTATACAGCACTTGAAGATGCTGTAACAACCTATGGAAATGAAATATATGCTTACCAAGTAGCAGATAATTTATTGTCTTTTCAAGGAAACCCATTAACAATTCCTGAAGCAAATAATAAACTTGTTCAAGAAAACTTATCAAATGTAGTTTTGCTTTCTAATCAATATGGAACAGAAGCCGGAGTTGGAGGTAAAGTAACATATTATTCAGGTTCAATTGATCTTGTTCAAAATCAACAAAACTATGATATGAATGAATGGGCAGTTTCCCAA